TTCAATATCCTGGCATAGGTCCTGGTAACACAGATTTAATTGTTAATTTTAGAATACATCAACATCCAAAATGGCATCGCCAAGGATTAAACTTAACAATGGACCAGCAAGTATCTATTTGGGATTGTTTAGTTGGCGGAGAAACAGAAGTAAAAGATATTTTGGGTAACCAATTAACTTTAACCATTCCACCGTTAACACAGCCAGGCGGACTATTGCGTCTGAAAGGTAGAGGACTAGCTTCACGCCAAGGACCTGTTGGCGATTTATTAGTTAGAATTCATGCCAAAATGCCATCTAGCCTAAGTGACGAACTAACCAATCTTATCAAAGAAGCACAAAAGAAGTAACCATAATCATTGTATTTTGTTTAGTAATGCTATATACTTAACTAGTACCAAGCAAAGGAAAACATGCAAAACAATAAAGAAATCGAACAAATCGTCGCCCAAGCTGTTAAATTGGCTAAAGAGCGTCAACACGAATATGTTTTAACTGAGCACGTCTTATTGGTATTAATACGCCATGCTCCATTTTATAAAGTACTAGAATCTTTTGGGACTAGTGTAGATTTATTAGATATGGAGTTAGATGCTTACTTACAAAGTTTAACTAGTTTGGTTACTACTAAAAAAGACAATCAGCCTAAGAAAACAAATGCTCTCGAGCGTTGCTTCAACAGAGCAATGACACAAGTATTGTTCACAGGGCGCCGTTCAATGAATACTGGCGACTTGTATCTTGCTATGATGGCTGAAAATAATTCACACGCACATTACTTTTTATTAAAGTATGGTGTTAAGAAACAAGAGTTCATGGAATACTGGCAAGCACACTACAAACATGATGATGTAGTTCTTACAACTACGCAAGCAGATGAAATTTTAACTGAATACTGTGTTAACTTAACTAAGATGGCGGTAGAAGATCGCCTTGAGCCAATGATTGGCCGCGGTGCTGAACTTGATGAAATGATTACAGTATTAGCTCGTAAATTTAAAGCTAATGTATTGATGGTTGGAGATCCCGGGGTAGGTAAAACTGCTATCGCAGAAGGCCTAGCTCAAGAGATTATTAATAATCGTGTTCCTAAGTTCTTAATTGCTCATGAAGTATGGGCATTAGAGATTGGATCATTGTTAGCTGGTTCTAAATATCGCGGCGAATTTGAAGAAAAGTTCAAACAAGTTATTGGCGCATTAGAAACTAAAGGTAATTGTATTTTGTTTGTAGACGAAGCACACACTATGAAAGGTGCTGGCGCTAGCTCACAATCTACACTTGACTTTGCTAATATGTTAAAACCTGCTATTACTAAAGGTAAACTTAAGGTAATCGCAAGTACAACATGGGAAGAATACTACGAGTCCTTTGAAAAGGATCGTGCGTTAATGCGTCGTTTCCATCGTGTAAGTATCGATGAACCAACTAACGAAGTTACAGAACAAATCCTTATTGGACTTAGCCCACGCTTAGAATCATTCCACAATGTATTAATTGATACAGATGCTATCACGGCCGCTGTAGATTTATCAGGTCGTTATATACACGACCGTAAGAATCCAGATAAGAGTATTGACTTGTTAGACGGCGCTTGCGCTAAGGAACGAGTTAAGGATCAAGGTAATGTAACTATTACTAAAGAAATGATTATGGAACAATTAAGTCGTGTTACTGAAGTTCCTATGGATCGATTACAAAACGAGCGTTCAGCTAATATTGTAGAACTTGAATCGAATATTAAAGAAAAATTATATGGTCAGGACGAAGCAGTAGACAGCGTACTTGAGCGAGTTTATATTAACTTTTCTGGTATTGGCAACGACAATCGTCCTATTGCTAGTTTCTTATTCTTAGGACCAACTGGTACTGGTAAAACAGAACTTGCTAAGTTACTAGCTACAAACTTAGATATGCAATTATTAAAGTATGATATGTCAGAATATCAAGAAAAGCATACTGTAAGTTCGTTGATTGGTGCGCCTCCAGGATATGTAGGATTTGAAGATGGCAATGTAGGTGGCGGCAAGTTAATCAGTGATATTAGTAAGAATCCGTATTCAATCATCCTGTTTGATGAAATTGAAAAAGCTCACCCTGATGTTATTAACATTATGTTACAGATGTTAGACGAAGCTCGTATTACTAGTGCTAACGGCAAAACTGTTAACCTTAAGAATACTATTATCATTATGACAAGTAACTTAGGTGCTCGCGATAACGAAAACAATAACATTGGATTTGGTCAAGCACTACAAAAAACAGGATCAGAAGATAAAGCAATGAAGGACTTCTTCAAACCTGAGTTGCGTAATCGTATCGATCAAATTTGTAAGTTTAAGAAACTTGATACCCTTGCTATTAAGAAAGTTGTACTTAAATTTGTTGAACAGTTACAAGTTAGTTTGAACAATAAAAATATTAGACTTAATTTATCCGAAGCAGTTATTGATATGCTAGCTGATAAAGGTTATGATCCTAAGATGGGTGCTCGTCCACTTAATCGTAAGATTGACGAATTGATTCGTGTACCTTTGTCTAAGAAGATTTTGTTTGAACGCTTATCTGACTGCACCGTCAATGCTATCATAATCGATGATAAGATTGATTTTACAATTATCCAAACTGCTCCATTGGCGATTGTAGACAATTCTGGTATTATTGTTCTTGATGGCGAATCTCCTAACGTTTAAGCCTGTCGATAAAGATAGATACTTTTACGACAAATATCGATACTGCGTAGCATTTGCTTTAGATGAAGTAAGTGCTATGAAGACTCTCGACCACAACTATATCGATGCTATTATTGATCGTAGAAAGTTGTGGCGAGAAGTCGCACAACAGCGTTGGACTTTAGTTCGTCCCGGCGGCCAACCTCAACTAGCTCAAACTATATTAACAAGGCGTTGGAAAGATATTACTGATAAAACTTCTGAGGATCTTCACGAATTAGCTGAGTTACTACTTACAACAACCGCTGATTTTAAATTAGTTACATCGGTTAACTTGGGTTGGATATACAGTAACAATATGTCTTTACTTAAAAGACTTAATGCTATGAGTTTCCTTGACAATAAGGAATATACAGAAGCTATAATATCGAGACCTAAAAATACTGTTAAATTAAAAGTTCCTAAGTTTACCCACAGAAGTTATTTTAAAAGCGTAAAACTAACACAAGCTAATAAAGACAGTTTAATTAACTTTTTTAATAATCAACAAGATACTATAAGAGTTGCTCCGGCTTTTGCTAAATGGCTATCAAAGTCCCCTTATTTGCGGACCCAAGATTATTTCTTTATAGATCACGATGGGGAAGGCTGGCTAGTTATGCTAGAGCTTATATCCCCTGGTATAATTAGAAAAACGCTGGAAATCATCCCAGCATAAATAATATACTATGACGACTTTTACTAATGAAGGTTTATTGCCTCCAACTACATACAGAATCCCATCTGGTAATTATAATGGGGCTAATACACAATTTTATGGTAATGCTATTCCAGCCGCAAATTACTATGGCGGACAAGGATCTGCTCAAACAGCTATGATTCAAACAACAGATTTTGTTGGTGTTCTTACTATAGAAGGTAGTTTGAACGATTGGACTCAGCAAGCTGAATGGTTCAGAATTGAAACTTACGGTAATGCCAATGTAGCTACTACAGATACCCAAGCTATTAATATGATTGGCAATTTCGTATGGTTGCGAGCCAATGTATCATCCTTTACTGGCGGAACTATTAATTCAGCAAACGTAATATTCTAATATAGCTAAATATTAGAATGCGTACAGTTGTAATATATCCCGGAAGATTTCAGCCTGGCCACAAAGGTCATAAGTCTAGCTACGATTATCTAGCTAAGAAATTTGGTGCTGAAAATGTGTATGTAGCTACTTCTGATGTAACTGCTCCTGTGACAAATCCCTTTAGTTTTGCTGACAAAGTAGAGATGCTTACAAAAATAGGAATACCTGCTAGTCACATTGTACAAGTACGCAATCCTTATCAAGCACAAGAAATTACAAAAGATATTCCAGATCCAGAAAATACTGCGTTAGTGTTTGCTGTATCAGAAAAAGACATGGGCGAAAATCCACGCTTCAAGTTTGGTGTTAAAAAGAACGGTGAGCCAAGTTATATGCAACCTTATCCTAAAGATGGCAAACTTCAACCGTTGACCAAACACGCTTATGTAATGGTTACTCCAACTGTTACATTTAAAGTTAGAGGCAAAGATGCTGACTCTGCTTCAGCAATACGCAATATGTATTCTAATGGTAGCGAAGCGGATCGTAAACAAATCTTACATGACTTATATGGTACTGATGATACTGCCCTACAACAATTATTTGATAAGAAATTAGGCGTAGCACAAAAAGCTCGCGACATAGTAATTCAACAGCCTGACCTTGACGGCGATGTAATTGATCAACCTATGCCAGTAGTACGCAATGAAAGTAAACAACATAGAGCCAAGTTAGCAAAATTATTAGAGTCAACAATTCTAGCAGAACGCACCGCCGCACATTGCTATAGAAGTTTTGAAGAAGATTTAATTCCTAATTTCATCGACGAAAAAACTGGTCGAAAATTTTATTAAAAACAAATAATGTATAAAAGTTTTGGTATAAATTACGATCCTATTGCCTTCAAAATTTGGTACTCACCTTGTGTTAGAAAACCATTATCTTGGATTGAAGAAATTAAAATTGCTGCTACCACTATAGCAGAATCGACCACTAAAGATATTTGGGTATGTATGTCTGGCGGGATTGATAGTGAAGTTGTTGCTAGCACATTTAAAAACGCAAATATTCCTTTCAAGGCATTGATTGCCAAATTTCCAGACGATTTAAACACACACGATATAAGTTACGCTATTAGTTGGTGCGAAGCAAATAAGGTTGAGTACAAATTTTTTGAATTTGATATGCTGTCTTTTTTAAAAGAAGGCTACAAGAAATATCTTAATCAAAATCTTGTGTCGAATAATGTTTTTAGATACTATACAATTGAACTATTACAGCACATAGAAGATATGAATGGATTTGGTATTTTTGGTGGCAAAAGTGCTGGGCTAGGGTTAGAACAAAAAATATATAATGAAGTTGATCCAAATAATGATCCTGTATGCGATACCTACGATATCGGCTCACTTGCTCCGTTAGAATGGTGTAGGAAAAATAGTTTAAATCACAGCGTATTTTTCTATCAAACAACATCAGAAATACATAGCGCATATCTTCAAGATCCTGTTAATCAGATGTTAATAAACAATCCTTACATATTAAAATCAGGGTCAATCGATGTGCCTGCTAAAACAATTATGATGAGATCACATTTTCCACACACAACTCCGCGAATTAAATATCATGGATTTGAAAAGATTATGGATCTTAGAATAGCTACCCAACAAGATATGGCTAGGTATTTTGGACTAGATCCTGATGTAACAAATAAGCGATTTAAATCTATAATAAAAAACAATCAAATAGCTATTCCTATTAACGAAGTTTATATTCAATTAGACGACAGAAAATTTTACTAGGTCTCCTTACTCGTGTAAATATGTTACACATTTATAAGAGGAACCCATGGTATCAACCCAACAAACTAACCTAGATGCAACCACAGAAGCAGCTACCCCAACAGCACAAGCACCGTCAGCTCCACAAGCAGGCCAAGTGCAAATCAACATTGATTACTTAAAAACTACCCGTGTACATATTTGTATGCCTTGTTATGGTGGTATGCTTACTGAATCTACATTTATGAGCTACATTAAATGGGCAAATACAGCCCGTCAATTAGGCATTGATTGGACTATGGAAACTATGACCAATGAGTCATTGATTAGTCGTGCTCGTAATACTCTTACTGCTAAGTTCCTTTCTAACCCAGATTCAACACACTTAATGTTTATCGATGCTGACATCGGTTGGGAGCCATGGCACTTGCTCGTTATGTTAAATCGTGACGTAGATGTTATTGGCGGTTTGTATCCAATGAAATCCTTACCAGTTAAGTGGTGTGTTAATGGATTTGACGGTGCCGAAGAAGGCCCAGATGGCTTACAAGAAGTTACTAAAACTGGCACAGGATTCCTCTTAATGAAGCGTGGCGTATTTGAGAAGTTAAATGCCCACCCAGCAGTTAAGCCTTTCAACTCTGATATTGGTTTGCCACCAGAGTTAAATGTTTATATGAAAACATATTTTGACACAGCAGTTCGCGAGAATCGTTATTACAGTGAAGACTGGACATTCTGCGAAAACTGGCGTGATTTAGGTGGTAAAGTTTGGGTAGACAAGCGTGTATTGCTCAAGCACACAGGCACCTATGTATTTGACTATGCTACACAAGATCAACTATACAAAGACTTACATTCTTTGGCTATTAGTAATCAGCAACCAGCACAGTCATTACCAGCCCAAGCACAGGCAGCCGCTGTATCTGACGCTCCTGTAGCAGCACCAGAAGCTCCTAAAGCTACTGTAGTTGCTTCAAGCAAAGGCAAAAAGAAAAAATAAACTGGGTAGTTTATAAACGGGCAAAGGCCGTTACAGTTAAGTCTGTAACGGCTTTTGTTTTTTACGCTAAATATATTAATGAACATTGAACAATTAGAATCCTTCAATTTAGCAGACGCAGTTAAATTTCACGATAAACTTAATCCTTTATTATGGGATAAAAGCGAACATTTACATCCTGAAATCCGTGAGCAGTTATTAGCTATTGCTTCAGACTTTGCTGAATCACTTGGCGTCGACAACTTAAATTTAAAAGATATAACAAGTTCGGGTAGTAATGCCGCATTTTCTTATACTCCACATTCTGATATAGATTTACATTTAATTGTAGATTTAGGCAATGACGAAAACAAAGAAATATATCGTGAACTTTTTGATGCTAAAAAGTTTATCTATAACAACGAACATAAAATTACTATTAAAGGTATTCCTGTTGAATTGTATGTACAGGACATAAGCGAAGAACATCATAGTCAAGGAATTTACAGTATTGTAGATAACGAATGGATACAAATTCCTAGACGCAAACACGCTGATATCGATGATATGAGCGTTAAGAGCAAATACAAGGATTTAAGTAAGCGTATTAAACAAGCAATTAAATCTAAATCTATAGACCAAATGAATGCTCTATTAGATAAAATTAAAAATATGCGTGGTACAGGACTAGCTAATCACGGCGAGTTTGGCCCAGAAAATTTAGCCTTCAAATTACTACGCAATAGTGGTGAATTGAAAAAGTTACATAATGCTCGTAAAGAAGCAAGAAGCCAAGAGTTAAGTTTAAAAGAGCGTAAGCCACAAGCTCCTGTAAAATATGGTTTTGGTCCTGACTATATCGAAGAAGTTGGCATTACACCAGACGGTACTAATCCTACTACTTCCGAGTTTACCAACGAAGCACAATTAGATGAAGTTGGTGTTACTCCAGACGGAACCAATCCTAGTACTTGTATGTTTGCTAACGAAGACAAACATAATGACAAAGACATTATTGAAGATTTTATTAATTTTTGTGTTTCCCATTTAAAATTAAAAAAAGAAATTAACTTAAGAATTCGTCGTGACCCACAATGGTCCGTAAGAAACAAAACTTTTGGACGCTACAATGATGGAACCAATGAACTTGAAGTTGGTGTAGGCGGCCGTCATATTATGGATGTATTAAGAACTGTAGCACACGAACTTGTACATCAAAAACAAAATGAAATAGGACCAGTTCCAGCAGACGCTGGAGAAGATGGCAGTCCATATGAAAATGAAGCTAATGCCAAAGCTGGTGTATTGATGCGTAAGTATGCTCAACTACATCCTGAATTGTTTATGGCTATCGAATTAAATGAAGCTACGGGCTATATTCCAACAGCCGCAGAAGCAAAAGATCCACGCTTCTTAATGGCGCTAACTGTTGATGTGCGTCCAGGAGAAATTGGTCGTTGTGCTAATGCATTTTTATTAGACACCGACGCACAAGGTAAACCACAAGAACTTCGTCCAGATGGCATCGTCCATCGGATGATGGAAGAATTAGAATTATTTAAAAGGACGTATTAATGAAAGCCCATGAATTTATCTTTGAATCTGCACAAACAACACTAGGTGGATTTAAAGTCACTCCGTTACATATTGAAGATCAAGGTGTTGAAGAATCTGACATTAGTGGGTTATTAGCAGCCGGCCAATTTAATAAACAATTTAGAATTACAGCAAATATATACGGTGTCACAAAACATTTTAAGGTCAAAGCTCAGAGCGCACGAATCGCACAACATAAAGTTGAGATTCACCACCCCGGGGCTAAAATTTTAAATGTAGAAGAAATTACAAATGAAGCTATTGGGTTAAATGCTCCACATCGCCGAATGAGTCGCGATGAGTTACAAGGCTATGCCGATCGTATTAAAACTGGTACTAAGACAAAGAAAGATAGATTTGCTCCAATCATACACGGTAGCAATATCAAAGCAATTACTAAAGATGACGAAGGTACCGAATGGGATTTAGATGATTTGGCCCGTCAAATCACTACCCGTCCTCGTTCATTATTAGGCACTAATGCTAAAATGAGTAAGAGTGCTACAGAAGGCGAAATTGTTTATGACTTAACATTGCCAGCATTAAGCGGTGTTGTTGTGGACGAGGAAACAGGCGATTTTGTAGAAATTACTACTTGCCCTGGTGCTGGCGGATGTCAATTATTTTGCTACGCTCGTAAAGGTGGATATGTAATGTTCCCTGCTAGTAGCATGTCAGCCGCACAAGCATTAAACTTTTTAGTCAATGACCCTGCTGGATATATGGCCATGGTTAACAAAGAAATACAAGGTCTTAAAGGCAAAGCAGACAAGCATGGTATTAGATTAGTTGTACGCTGGCATGATGCTGGAGATTTCTTTAGTAAAGAATATTTAGATCTAGCATTTAACGTTGCTCGTACTAATCCAGATGTAAAATTTTATGCTTATACAAAAATAGCCGCGGCTGCAACTGCCAACAAACCAGATAATTTTATTGTTAACTTTAGTTCGGGAAGTAAGCGCGGTGAAGAAAAGCAAATTGAACTACACAAAGCTCAAGGAAATGCAGTTAAAGATGCTGTAACATTACCCAAAGACTTGTTCCGCACATTGTTTGTTACGGATGCTAAAGGGAAATATGTTAAAGATGCCAAAGGTCGTACACAGGTTAAAAGTCCCGAAGCATGGGAAGAATTTAAAAAAATGTTGGCCACTAGATATAAAATTGATCCAGCATCAATTATCACATACGATCAGATGTTAACCATCCCTGAAGGCCCTAAACCTAAGTGGAATGTGGTTATATTTCCAGCAGGACACGGAGACCGTGCTGCCAACAGATTGGATGTAATCAACAGTTTCCTAATGTTCCACTAAAATGATTTTAAACGATTTTATCCAACCTAAACTAAAGTTTAGTCGTGAAAAACTAGACGCAGTTCTTGTTGAGCTTTGCGATATGGTCATCGAAGGACAACAAGATAATCCAGACTTTTATGGTATGGTAGCCGCCGCGGTATTAGATACTCGGGGTAGATTAGTCACTGGTGTAAATTATCTATATGGAAATTCAAGAATCCATGCGGAACGAGCAGCCATAGACAAGTATGAAGAAGAGTACGGAGAATTGCCAAAGGGCAGTATTGTAATTACTACACTGAGCCCATGCTGTGAAGATACTGGCGATAATCGCTATGGCGTTAGCTGTACAGATTTATTAAATGAAAAACATATCAAATTAGCTTATTGCGGGTATAGTGATCCATCACAAGATAATACCCAAGAAAAGTTTACAATCATTATTACAGAAAATAGCAAGATTAAATTACTGTGTAAAAAGTTAGCCGATACTTTTTTAAAAAAAAATTTAAATGAAGCTGTAGAATCAAATAAAGCACAAGAATTTATTGACAGGGTATATAGTCAGTATCCTGATTGGCCGTATGGTCAAGCAGATAAAGTTATGGTATGGGGAGAAGGCGAAGATCAGCAATTTGCCGCGTTCAAACTCAAACCTAGTATGAAACCTGATACAGTAGAAATAGATTGGATCATGGCCGGGCCCGAACAACGCAAAGGTGTTGGTAGTCGTGCTATTAAAGAGCTACAGCGTCAAGCACAAGAAGCGGGTATTAAGTTAACATTGTATCCTTGGGCTAAGGGTAATGTAAGTCAAGCCTCATTAACTAAGTTATATAAGCGTCATGGTTTTAAACCCGTCGCTAAAGGTGCTAAACCAATGTCATGGGAACCAGTCAGCGAAGAAAGTAACAAAGAAATATTGTCTTATGTTAAAAAAATACATCCTAAAGATGAATTTACTATAGACCATGCTGTAATGAATCATGCTAAATGGGAACTCACTACGGTACCTCTAACTAGTTTACATATAGATTCAGATGAAGTTAGTCCGTACGATCAAATCAACTTAGTTGACTACAATTATGTTAAAGATATTACAGCACAAGACATTAAAAATAAACCTATTGTAGTAGATAATGAAGGCTGGATTATTGACGGCAACCACAGAGCTGTGGCTGCTAGAGATATGGGTATGACTTCTATGCCAGCTTATGTTCCCTTAGAGTCAGACGATGATGAAGAAACATATGATCAGCATATGGCTCGCGTAAATAAAGAACGAGAGTTAAGTGAAGTGATTTATCATAACAATATCAAAACTAAAAATCAAGACAAGTCAGGTTTAGTAAACAAAGGCGAACCAGTGCCTCCAGGTAAAGAAAAACGTTTACTTGGTAACTTAGTAGGGAACTTAGGACAGTTAGAAGTATATAAGTGGGACAAGGGTAACGATTCTGCTTACTCCGTTTTTGATCCTAAAACTCGCGTTAGTCAAATGACCATTAGCGGAACAAACAAACCACATTCATTTGAAATATTTGGTATATATGGAGGTCCTAAAGCTCCTATTCGTGCCGCAGATTTGTATGCTTGGTTGGTTAAAAACCAAGGGCTTACGCTAGTTAGTGACAAATATCAATCCCCAGGCGGCCAAAGAGTATGGCAAGATTTAGAACAACGTTATGGGCGTTCATTAAATGTTTACGCATTTAATATGAAAACTAACAAACCTATCAATACCGGGGCAGATGACCCTGAATCAACACACGGCTACAGAGGCGATATCGCACAGAATGTTCGATTAGTTGCCGCACCTAAATAAAATTCCGCTAAATACAGTATGAGCAAAAAATTTGTGCGTATACTGAGTAATATTGACTGCGATTGGGAAGGATTAAGTCCTATCTATCGTTTGTATGTTAATGACGAATTATTTGCAGAACGTACATGGATTTGGACTGATAGTGCTTTGGAAGAAGATTTACAAATTAGTGCCGAACCGGGTGAATACACGTTACGCTATGAGTTAGTTGCCCCGCATTTAGCCCAACTAAATGTTAAAAGTTTAAAAGTAGAATACGGGCCCGGAGCAGTTATAGATAACTTAAAATTTAGGATTTTAGAATGAAACTATTTGAAATTATAGGGTTAAAAGAAGACGCCAGTGTAGCTAGTACTAGCGCAGGAAGTATTGCGCCCGTGGCTACTCCTCTAGGAGCCGTACAGCGAAGAATACCCCAGGGCTCATTCTTTACAGGTGTCGAAACTAACGATCTTACTCCTAATACTCCTAAAGAATATAAAGCATACAAATCAACTAAAAAATCCAAGATTTAGCCAACTTATTTCTTGACTTCATTCTCTGTATTTCTCCTACCCCTCTGTAATATCCCTCTGGGCACTTATCTGATTTAATGCTATCTATTCCGTTAGTCCACCAATATTTTCCATAACTTGTATTTTTTGCCCCTGCTCGAATATCCTTTTTAACTATAGTAGACGATACACGAGTTTTTAATATAGCAGATCTTCCGCGAGTCCATTCTGGTCCCGGTTGAGTTTTTGATTTCTTTTCTTCAACTCCATTAGTCCACCAATAAATCCCATAACTTGGATTGTTTTTGCCTGCGTTAGTTATTTTTGCTAGCCTCGATTTTTCTTCCGGAGAAATGTCCATTCTTTTAGACATTATAAGGCAAGCCTTGAAATCTCCTTGAGAATAGTGTATATTATAATGTTCCTGTATGCTTACACAGAGAAGATTATCAATGTTGTTATTTTCGTGATTTCCGTCTATATGATGTATTTCGTAGCTACGACCTTCTGAATCTTTTGGAATTGGCCCATAGTGATCCTCGTATATTTTACGATGGTAGCTATCTTTTCTGTAAATACTCATGCTGATTGCTCCTTATAAGCGTTAGAGTAGTTGGGATTGTCGAGATCCGCGAACTACACTTCTATTTAGTTTTAACTAAATAATATATAATTTAAAGGATTTAAAATGCTGGCTGAATTGATGAAAATTTTACTCGCGAGTGACTTCGCTTATTACTTAAAAGCCCATTTCTTTCATTTTAATGTAGAAGGCAAAGACTTCTATCAATATCATAAATTCCTACAAAAAGTGTATGAGGACGCATATTCTGCCGTTGACCCGCTCGGGGAGTTTATCCGCACCCTGGGAGAATACACTCCTGCTAGCCTTACTCGTTATAACGAGTTATCCCGTATTCAAGACCAAACTAAAGTGCCTAGAGCACAACTCATGCTTGAGGAATTACTAGCTGATTCCCATGTTATGATCAACCTTCTTAATGAATGTTTTGCGGCTGCTACAGCAGAGAACAAGCAAGATATCGCAAATTTTATCGCTGAAAGATTAACTGCCACAAACAAGTTTATCTGGATGCTACAAAGTTTTTTGAAAGAAGCTAGAGCATAATGGACCATAACTTTTATAGTATTGTAGAAAAATTAGCCATACTTGAGGGGCGCATAGCTCCTAAGCATGAGCATATTGCTGAATCTAAACAGAAGAAACCAGCACTCTTTAATAATTTAAAAAAAGCCGAAGAGGATTTTACTCCTGGTGTCGGTGGTGTTGAGTTTGCCGAAGAGAAGTCAGACGATGTACTATCAAAAGTTAAAGCAAGTTTAGTTGATTATTTAAAATCAGCAGAAGATTCACTCAAACAAGACAAAGATTTAATTACTAAGAAAAAACAAGACTTAGACTTAAAGAAAAAAGAATTAAAAGATTTAGAACTACAGTCTAAAGAATCAGTCGACGAAGCTGATCAAGATCCCGACGCACCATACACACCGGCTCCGGCTAAACCGTTTCGCAATCCTCCGGGCTTCAACAAACAAGGCACAGGCGTAGGCAACAAGTTAGCACAACAAACTCGTGCTGAGTTAGCAAAGAAAAAAGAACAAGATGTAGAAGAAGCTATCCCTGATAGTTTAGAAGAAGGTCAAGAATTACGAATTGGTGACCCAGTTGAAATTATTGGCGATGTACAGTTTAGCGGCGCTACTGGCGAAATTGTTGATTTTGGACAACGCAGTAATTTTATAATTGTAAATTTATACAATCACGGAACACACAGTTTTAATGCTGCTAATGTTGAATACAATCAATACGCCGATGATGAAGATGCCGACGAATACGGCGAACACGAAAATGAGTTGGACGAAGATCCAAATCAAACTCCGGCACAAGGCGAAGCGCCTGCTGGGTTAACTGATCCTACATACGCAGAAAGCGCAACAGCTCCAGTTAAAACAGTTAATGTTCCAGTCGAGGATGTTGGCATTGGCTCAGGTGGCGGCGGCTCTGTATTAGTTGAGATCCACGGCGATGAGCGCAATGGCTTTTGTATCAAACGTGCTGGCAAAGAATTACCAAGTCGTTTTAGCAGTTTAGAAGAATGTGAAATAGCATTAGAAATGTATATGGCTCGTCGTAAAGCCAAACATGACGCTGAGCAATCGGCTGATTACATAGAAGAAAAATAGAATGAATTTATTTGATATATTTGAAGGGGCTATCGACGACCTTGAAGCACGTCGTATTGAAGACTTAAATGCTAAAATGGATGACTTTTTAGCTCGTGCTAAAGAATCAAACGATCCTAAATATAAAGAAGCTATGCGTCACGCATACGCTAAAGCTAAAGCAGAGCGCGACAGTTATTACAAACTAAAAGTAGATGAAGCTCCGGGCGCAGAAACATTGGCCCATAATGAAAGAACAGCACAAAGTAATTTAGATGCGTTTGATTTAGAAGAAGACTACGCAGATACAAATTATACATATACAGTTTTTATTGACGGCACTAAAGAAGGAACTTACGGTAGCAAGGAAGAAGCTAAAGCTGTAGTTCGTCGCAAAAAAGAACAAGCCCCAGGCAGAGATTATCGTATTGCTCCAAAGCCACGCACAAGTGCTCGTAGTATTAAAAAATTCTACAATAACAAAAATCGCGATGTAGACGAAAGTTTAAAAGTAAGCCCGCACGATGCTGGCATGCATGCCGCTATTAAAGGTAAATCATATGATAGCAATCCGCATCCAAAAGGATCGCCAGAACATTTATTGTGGTCCAAAGGCCATAATGCTATGCGAGCTCGCAAAGCAGACTTAGATGAGCATGGTGGTGGTGTAAACAATAATGGTAGTTATATCGCTTGGCGTAAAAAAGCTAACAAAGAACATGGTATTACTAAAGCTCCTGCTACAGTCGAAGAATGGAAAGATTCTGCCCCAGGCGAGCCTGACCAGGATGAATTAATTAAAGTAGAAGGTTGGCAAGACTTTAACAAAGTAGAGCCATATGAAGTTTGTTTAGCCGGCAAGTCCGTTAAACAGTTTGATTACTATGAAGATGCTCGCCGCTTTCACGATAACTGGAAGAAGAAATTATACAACCAAGGCGAAAAAGAAAAAGCAGATAAGATTACATTAAATCCTATCATGAAGGAAGGATCAATGGCTGCAGCCGCACATCATCCAGATGGTCCTAAGTTTGGCGGATACTGGAAAGGTACAGATCCAAATCCTCCTAAGCCAGGGCAAGGTTTTGGCGGCTTGGAAGAGTTAGACAATCCAATGGGTGATAAAGAATTAGCATATTTAATTGCTAAAGCTAAAGGTATGAAGAGTCAACCTGATCCAGATTTACACAAAGGTGACGAACACGAAATTAACGGCGATGATCAAGAAGTAGATGAGGGCATTGATGGCAACATGACCGTTCGCTCTAATCCTTTATCGCAACCTCTTAGAAAAAGTACCCATGCTCCTAAGTCAGTAATGCAAAGTGGTGCCGGCAAACACGCTAATCAATTGAAAAAAGCGGCTGCCGCTAGATTAGGTGAAATGACTGATGAAGAAGGTGCTAAGTTACGCAAGGATGCTGAAGAATATGCTATTAAGCAAATGACAGCTCCTAAGGCACCTAAGAAAGCTGAACCTAAAAAATCATTTATGCAACAAGTTGGACAAAAACAAATTGACATGGTTAAAGGTGCTTACAAAGGATTAACTGGTCAACTTGAAGAATCAGATAATTTCTTATCGTGGGCTGTTCGTAATGGATACAATATTACTAAACCTGCTATCTATGAATCAGCTCGTAAAACATTTACAGAAATCAAAAAAGGTCAAAAAGATTCAAATGGTTTTTCCAAATGTTGGCCTGGCAAACACGAAGAAGGAACTAAGAAGGGCAAAAATGGTGGCCGAGTGCGTAACTGTGTGCCTAATGAATCTGTTGAAGAAGCCGCTAACCCAGCACAACAAGCTGCTATTGCTATTGCTAAAAAGAAAGCTGTAGACGAAACAGCCGCTTGGCAAAAGAAATCAGGCAAGAATAAAAACGGCGGCTTAAACAAGAAAGGTGTTGACTCTTATCGCAAAGAACATCCTGGATCTAAACTACAAACCGCTGTTACTAAAAAGCCTAGTAAAATTAAAAAAGGCAGTAAAGATGATAAGCGCCGCAAATCATTTTGCGCTCGTATGAGTGGCATGAAGGGTCCTATGAAAAAGCCCAACGGAGAGCCAACTCGTAAAGCATTATCACTTAGAAAATGGCATTGTGAAAGTATCGAAAACCTAGATGTTATGTTAGCTGAAGCTATCAGTGAAGCTAAGAACTTAGGCAATCGTGTTAAGATTGTTAAAGGTCCTGAAGCTGGACAAATGGGCACTATTGGAGAAATCCGTCCAGGCGCATTTAAAGGCGCTCCTGGATATTATACAGTAGACTTAGATAACGGCGGTCATATTCAAGTACGCAAAGAAGCATTGCGTTTGATTAAAGACGAAGTTAATGAAAGTTTGCGCCCAGGCGAATACTTTGTTTGGACAGTATATTTTGATGATGGCAGTAGTAAGCGTATCAAAGTTACTAGTGACGAGTTTGATCCATACGCATATTATGGTAAGCAAGGCAAAGTTGTCGTTAATGTAGACTACGACTGGTCTATCCAAGGTCAATAATAATTTAAACAAAATCTAGCAGTATAAGTATATCATATGTACGATATGCACTACCTTGTAGTAAGTCACGAAAATTTTTGTGTTTACACTTCTACCAATCGATTAGTTACAGCTAACGCATTAGCGTCAAGTTCTATTGATTGCTTTGTGCGTGGTATTACACCATTTGTAAATAACTATGAAAAGTTTAAAAACCGAACAGAATTTTATGATAATGTTTGGAAAAATGACAAGCGATCAGGACAGTTAGTTCCTATTGATCCAACTCAAGTTAGTGAATCTTGGTTAATTAATCGTGAAATTATAAAGCGCAGACATATTTTATTTGGTATATGGGAAACCCATACTGGAAATGCTTTATTAAGAGTCGATACAACAAAATGGACAGCGTTTAGTGCCGTCGCCGATATAGAAATAACAAAATGCGATCCTAGTAAAGGATTTTATACTCTTATGATAGAAGAGTATGCTCGCATTGTTGAGCGTCCGGTTGAACAAGTATTTGCTGAGTTAAGTTTGAAAATTGAGACTGAAAATATAACTAAATTTAGAATTACTGCCCTAGCAGAAAAATTCAAAGATATGATTAACCAAGCAATTACGCAAGAAGAATTAGATATTGTAAGAATGCAAATATATACAGAATTTTGGGGCAATGCCGAAACATGAAATCCGTTTATTATTTTAATTCTAATGCTGTATTACCGACACCATTATATTCAGAAGTTGCTGACTGGAAAGCAATGTACAAAACTATTAGTAATGCTGTTGGGTTAGTAGATAGAACTAACCAGTTTAAACAACCAATCAACACTAAAGTATATCCAGGTAGCGAGTTACCGCTATTAACATCAAATTTTTTATCTTATAGAGATTGTTGTAACAAACGAGCTGCTGAACTATGGGAACTTAGCATTCGACTACAAAAGCCATTAGGCATTATGTGGAGCGGCGGCATCGACAGTACAAGAATGTTGATTAGTTTTTTAGAAAATTATCCGTTAGCTGAAGTTAAAGATAGAATTAGAGTATTAACAAGCTATGACGCAGTAATTGAAAATCAGGAATTCTTTAGAAATTATATTGCTGGCAAATTACAAATAATCAATAGTGAAACTATTCCTTGGTTATTTGATAAAAGTATTATATTAGTAACAGGTGAGCATAACGACCAATTATTTGGTAGCGATATGTTAAAAAACTTTATGTTAGAAAGAGCTGATGTTTTTAATAATAGCTTTTCTAAAGATATTATATTTTCGTACTTAAACAGCAAAATACAAGTTCCTAAAGTTTCTACATTATTAATAGACGCAGTATGTCGTTCAGCTGACACATACGGTATAACAATAGAAAAAAATGCTGATTGGTTTTGGTGGTGGAACTTTTGCTTTAAGTGGCAATCAGTAAGATTTAGATTATTAGTGTTATGCTCTCCGAAACTATGGCATAACTTTTCTGAAGAATTTATGAATACATACTTACACCATTTTTATGATTCAACTGATTTCCAACTTTGGAGTATTAACTCGCAAGATGCTAGGAATATCACAAAATGGGTTGAGTATAAAAAACAAGCAAAATTAGAAATATTTGAATTTGATAAAAATCAAGACTATCTCGATAATAAACTCAAAAAGCCTAGCTTACGAACTGTTTTCTTACAGCGTATGATGTTTGAAGGTATCGATACTGATTTCAATATTATCCATAAATTTAATATTGAAGACTATTATTTGTCCGATAACGATTTTAAATAAATATTAATATGAACGAATATCCAGTTTATCCAGAACAACACGGTGATGAGGATTATAAACTTAATCCTTACGCACCTGTTATCTATAGATAAATAAAAGTGTAGTTCGCGATATGGGGATATCCAACTACTCTAATGCTATGAATCGTTGGCATTTTGAAAACTGTACTTCGGTAAATACTTATATGTAAAGAACACCCTTAGGACCGTTGTAAAACGGCCGGTGTAGGCGGAGCCTGCCTTGGTAAAGCGATTCGCTACCGTTTAGCCAAAAGTGTCTTTTATCATTTGACTTCATCCAAAATATCCTGTATACTTGTAACATTATTAACAGGAGAACTAAATGTCAGACCGCGTATTCACAGCAGAACAAACTAAAAAATTAGAGCAAATTATCAATGAAGGTATGGCTGTTACTATGGAAATCGAAACACTACAAGGTGGATTGAATGACACAGTTAAAGCTATTGCTGAAGAATTAGAAATTAAACCAGCTATCCTTAAAAAAGCTATTAAGATTGCTCACAAAGCTGAATTTGGCCGTACACAAGATGACCATAGCTTGCTAGAACAAATTTTAACTCAAGTGGGCAAAACACTATAAATATTATAGTTAGCAGTAAGAGTCGTTCGCTTAACGAACATGAAACAAGGCTTACCGGCCATAAACGGAGATTAATTTGAGTTATGTAGATTGTCTATATGATCGTGAACACGATCGAATTCATGTTGTAGAACGAATCAACGGGGAAAGAATTTATAAAGAATACCCCGCTGATTATATCTTTTACTACAACGATCCTAGAGGTAAATTTACTTCTATCTATGGCACACCAGTTGCCCGCTTTTCTAGTCGTAATAGTAAAGAGTTTCGTAAGGAAGT